AATTCCTCGGTCAGACCCCGACCTTCTAGGTAGGAGCGAGCCTGTGGTGTTAGATTGCTGGAGTACCTTTCGGCTGCGTCCGTTAGCAATGTCCTCTGCTTTTCGCTTAGCATCTACGAATCCTAATCTCTCTTTTGCTTGTACTAAAGTGTACACATCGCCTATAACCTGACAGACGAGGCAGTTGTATGACTGACTATCTAGGTTGTATGCTGCACTGGCGTGCCCATCATCATGAATGATGCACTTGCATGCAGTCCATCCGTGCCTGTCTAATACCTGAACGCCGTAGTGTTCTAACACGGCGCCCAAGTCTGGCTTATTCTCCGACACCTTGTGTCTTAAGCCACTGGTCTAAATCTTGGATGACCCAAGCCTCTTCAATGCTTGCGCTCCTGCGCTTGACGATAACGTAAGAAGGTGGGACTACATCTAGGTTACGTGCCTTGGCATAGTTGGCTGCCTCAGTGGTTGCCTCACGCCAGAAGCGTGGTAACTCCATCTTGGCAGTAGCCTTGAGTTCAAAGATGTAAGGCTGGCCAGCAACGATACAGACGATATCTCCTTCGTCATCCTTGCCAGCCAGTCTTAGTCTCTCTGCAAGCACTCCCCTGCTACGCAGAAACTTAAGTACGGATGTCTCAAAGAGAGAACCCTTCCGCTTATTGGCTGCACTCACTCAGCATTCCTCCAGTCCTCGGCAAACTTATGCGCTACTGCATCGTTGTACATAGTCATACGTGATGCATCTGCCCACAGTGTAACGTAATGGTCTCCGCCAGCACTGTGCTTGGCAAAGCGATTCTTTACTGCTGCTATTCTAAACTCACCTGAGTAGGGTAGTAACGCTACCGTCAGAATCATCTCAGGTAACTGGGCAATCTTGCCCTGAATAGCCTTGCGACTTGGTGGCATGTCAGGTCTATTCTCAGACTCTGATGTGTGGTGCAGTAGCAGCACGGCTGCATCTGTCTCACGTGCTATGTGGTGCATAGCCTTCGCTATCTCACGAAGGCCAGACCATTCATCGCCAGTCATGGAGACAACGTTCATAGCGTTGTCCACGATAATCATATGGGGATACTCACCATATGCCTCGCCATATGCACGAATGGCTAAGTCAATCTCGTCAAGCGTTGGGCTTGGCGCAAAATCAAACTGTAAATGAGTGATGCTAGATAGTTCTTCAATGTAGAAGTCCTTACCTGCACCAGTCATAAATGCTTCCTCAACTGAAGAAACTTGATGGCCCGTGACCATGGCTGCAGCACGTAACGCTGTGGTATAAGCGTCTGTGTCTGCGGAGATATACAGCGTTGGCACTTTCATTTGGACTGCCATCCAAAGAGCGATGAGAGACTTACCAGCATTTGGCTGGCCTGCAATCATCGTCATCTGGCCCCTGCGAAACCTAATCCCATCTGCTTCTAGTGATGGGAATAGGTCTGGCAAGATTTGGAAATCATGTGTGCTTCCCACTGCTGCCTGAGTGAGCGACAGCATCGGTTATCCTAAAGAAACTTAGGCTTGCACTGGTCTGGTGTTCCCTGTTGGGATGGGCAGAAGTAGCCCTTCCACTCCTTAGGAGCACCTGGCTTGCTGGTGCGCAAGACTAACTTACCATGCTTACAGTGTCCTTCTTCAATGACTGAAGACTGCACTGGTGTTGAACCTGGGAACGCTGCTGCAATTACATTAGCAGCGCTGCTTGCTGATGGTGCACCTGATGCACCGAGTTCAACACCTGTTGTCTTAATCAGAGCAGCATTCATTGCAAGGTCTGACAGACCTGACTCAAGTTCTGCTGCGCTTGATGCGTATATGTTGATGAGAGTTCCATCAGCCAACTTGTAATTGACTTGGAACTTTGTACCTTCTGTTGCCATTTGTTTCTCCTTATTTTATTTCTGCTAGTGGGTCGTAAATCTGTGCTAGTTGTCCGCCATAAGCATAGCAGTAATCTTTAACTCCGCAACTGCCACACATCATGCCGATGTTAGGTAAATAAATCTCTTGCTCTAGGCCCCGTGCAAACTGTTGGAACATCTCTGTCATAACAGGGATTGTCCATCGGTCAAGGCCAGTGGCTTCTAAGAATAAACCTTTACGTGCTGAATAGAAGTAACCCTTGCTCGGTCTTACGCCATACTGCATCTCCATGCAACAGGCATAGACACCTAGTTGCATAGATGAGTCAGGCATGTAGGAGCCAGTCTTAAAATCTACTACTGCCAGTTCCCCAGCGGGGGTGACAACTATAGCATCAGCAAATGCCTTGATGGGCACAGTGCCGAACATCTGGTTGAATTCTATTTCAACTCCAGGTGTGTTGTCCTCTGACACCCACAATTCAAAGTGCGATTCCTGCCAAGCGTTGATGAAGTCAAAGAACATCTTCTTGCCGTTCTCATCCCACCATGCTTTGTTTTCTTTATCAGGATTCTTAGCAGACGAACGTCCGCCAATACGCCAGTCAGTTGGATTGGTGCCAGGGTTGCGTGCTTCAGTGGCAGCAATCTGATTTAAGAAAGACTCGTCCCACATCTTATCCCACATCATTGGCTTCAACCTTACCCGCTACTATCTCCTGCGCTTGCTTAAGCCCAGTGATGATATCAGCGTTTGTCTCCTGCTGAATGAGGTTCTCAATCCTTGCGCCTAGGTTCTTACGCATGATGACTTCGGCCTCAACAAATGACTGCATAAATGCGTCACGACTAATAATCTTTGCGTGCTTGCGTCCCATTACTGCTCCTTATCTATCGCTGTGACAACAGTTGCGAGGCTATCACAGAGAATGCATCGGGCTGTGGTTCCGTACATTCCAATTTCAAAATCATTGTCAAACTTACATTGAACGTTCCACCATTCGGAGCCACAAGGGCATACTCTGATTGGACCGAGCGAACGATAGTCCGCTTCTTGGCCTGGCGTGGATTGTATGTTTCCAAGTTGCTCCCCCATTAGAACGGTACGTCCGTAAACTTATAAGCCTCTTGCGACTTTCTGAACTCATTAAGCAGAAATAATTCTGCTGCTGAGTGGAAGGCTTGTCCTCCGACAAACCACCATGCTGGCTCGGATGGTGCTTGCAACTTGCGTTCCAATTCCCATGCCTTGCCACAACGTACCCATGAAGCAAATGAACTAAATGAGCGATGTGCTACCTGTATTTCTTTGTTTTCTGTTTCCATAAGAGAACGATAGCAGGTGCGCGATACATGTCAAACATGCGCGACACACCGAGGCGCGGAACTTAATTTGCTAATGGGTTGAGAATGTGATTATAATACGAGCGAAGCGAGTGGGGTTAAACGGAGAGAGCCTGTAGGCTCTCCGATGGCGAGCGGCTATAGCGATAGCGAGCCAATAGTAAAAGGGCAAAAAAAATAAAGCCCCTCCGAAGAGGGGCCCTATTGTCTATTAAATTATTTATGCAGTTGGTGCTTTCACTGCTGCATCAGCAGCAATAAGTGAAGGTGCAGCCGCAGGGAATGAATCACCTGGGTTGAAGTAGCGGTATAGGACTGGTGCTAGAGCAGCAAGTGCTGCGCCACCAAGAGCCTTGAGTGATGTTGTGTGATGAATGATGTACTCAGTAAGTACACCGCCAGCAGCAACGTGGAACCAGAAGCCTAGAACAGTCCAGACCTTTGGTGGCACGTTAACGAAGTAACGATTTGATGCCATTGTATATCTCCTTAGGATGTCCACTTTGGACGTCCAAATCCTACCACGAAGACAGGCATATGACGCTTGTTGCTGGACTGGAATGCTCGTGTCTTAAGCGCTACTTCTCCGCCATTGGCTTGGCTGCCAGTAGGCTTGGCATCTGGGCTAGTGTTGCCCTCGACAGTGGTAATGGTGCCATCAAGGTTGTCCTTGACCACGATACCCACGTGCTCGATGCCCTTGCCGTCAAATGAGAAGAAGACGATATCGCCTGGTAAGGGCTTGGCAGTCTCATGGTTAGACCATTTGCCCTGGCCCTTGAATGCCTCGGCCCCAGCGGGCGTATAGACGCAATTAGGCATAGCCTTGAAGCCTATCTGTGCTGAGCACCACATGACAAAGGAGCCACACCATGGCTGTCCGTCGTGCCCTGTAAACTTGCCATAGATAGTCTTATTGTCTGGCACCTCGACTACACCCAACTGGGTTCTAGCCTTGGCTACAAAGTCTGCTGCTTGTGTCACTGTTCCGCCTTTGCTTTCATTACCTCAACATCAATCTTGATGAGTTGTTGGTTCTCTAAGAGTTCCTCAACCTTGTTGATGAGGCCAGTCTTACCATCGTTGTAGAGCGCATACTCAATGCGGTTCAACTTGTCCTTAAGTTCTTCTGTGTGCTTGGCAATAGTATGCTTGGCAATCATTGCTATACCAGCGAGTAGGGCTGCGCCCACAAAGAAATATGAGTAGACAATGGTGGCTGTATCTGATGACATGGCAGTATTCCTTTTTGTGTTGGCGGTTAGATGGTACGGAATTGGCACATAATCATTCCGCCAAATCCTTTGAAGCGACGTTCTGGTGGTGACATACGAACAAAAGTAATAGACTCGATGACACCACGAACAGTTTCATCATTGGTAAAATCTTGTAGGACTACAACATCGCCACCAGACTCAATGGTTTCAAGAGCCTGAATACGCTCAGATGCACCACCTTCATAGCCAGTGGTCATGTTGTATCTGTCACCTTCAAAGTCGTAACAGAGGAGGGGAAGTGTGATAATGCGCTGACGCTTGACGGCAGGTAATGCCTTCAATTGGTAGCCATTAAACGAATCTTCTGTTCCAACAGCCTGACTTGTTGCTGAGTTGAAAGTAAAGCGCAGGGCAATAGATTCCTTTGGATAGATGTCTTGAGTATCCATACCTGTGATATCTTGGGTGAAGTCAAATGAGTTATCAGCAGTAATGATGTCGGCAACTGTGCCATCTGAGTTGACTACGCTGAGTTTGATTGTTCCCTGCATAGGCAATGTCTCGCGGAGTTTGACCAACTCGAAGTGCTTGTCCTCAAGAGTGAAGTAACGAATCTGACCAGTCTGCAAGTAGCCACTTGAGATAAGAGTTGCTGCCTGGAAGTGTACGCCGACACCCTTGATACCGATAACCAACTTGTTAGTTGAGCCCAGGATACAGACAGAACTTGCTTCTGCTGTTGATGGCACCTGTAGGTGAGTAGCGTAAGCCATTTGGTTAGGAGCAATCTCTCGGCTTAAGTCAATCTTTATTAAGCCAGAATTAAATGTGGTTTCTGAACCATCAGTATCAATGTAGTTAGTTACTGTGCAATAGGCATAGCGGTCATTAAATGTAATGGCTTTGCATGGTGCGCCATTGAGGATTGAATCGCTGGCTGGTTCATAGCCATTGGTGATAACGGTCAATGGTCCATAGGTAATATAACCAGATGACACGAAGCCCGATGTATCAATGGTGCCTACGCGGATACCCTTGTTTGTACCGAAGACCATGTACTTACCAATGTATGAACCAAGAGCGTAAATGATTTCACCCTTTGGCATATCGGCAGCAGTTACCGCTTTGTTGAGAAGCGGCACTGCTCCATTTGTATCGAGGGAAAGACGATACACAGTTGAAGAATCTCCAGCATATCCAGATACATAGATAGCGTTAGGACCTTCGCAGATACCAGTCCATTTCCATGCAGCATTTGGGTGGGCATAGATTGGAAGATTGTTATTGGTTGTAAGGACGGCAGTGCCGCTTAAAGTATTGGAATATTGGTCATCGGCATGATTGTGATAATAAGAAAATTCTGTTGCTGATGGAACCGCTGTTACGCTAAAAACACCGTTGTATGAAGCGCTTACAGAGGCAATTGTTACCTGCGAGCCAACGGAAAAATTATGAACTACAGTATCTGTCTTAAGAGTGGCGATGTTATTTGCTAGTTGTCCAGCAGTAATGCTGAAAGAAGTAATTGGGGTAATCTCAAAAATATAATTGTTGACGCCAGCAATAAGGCGTTGTTTAACCCAACCCATGCTTACGTTTGTAACAGTGCCAACTGATGATGGGTGAGTAAATACCAATGAGCCTGAACCACCAGCAAGGGTACCTTTGTATATACCAGTAGCATTTGCAGCGTAATAGTTGACGCCATCTTGGGCCAGGGCAAGGATTGCTCCTGAGCCACCCCATGTCACAGCGCTGGTAACGCCAGCCTCTGTGGTTCGGTAAAGCGTTGAGTTGCTGGCTGTGAATACTACGTTGACTCCATTGGAGTCTGTACCGCCAACAACGATAGGTGCTACGCCAGAAGAGACTGTGATGTCAGTATTCTTGGTGACATCTGGAAGCAGGGTTACCTTGCCGATATTAAATACGTCTACACCTGCAGACTTGTTGTAACGCATGCCAACTTCAGGGCCTTGTACTGGCTCTTCGTAGCGGATACCAGCGCCATAGTGAAATGAGGACTGGCTACGAAGCCACCATCCAGTGAGCGTCTGCTCGCCTGGTTCCTTCTGCTGGTCAATCTGTTGCTTGCGGTACTGGGCAGTCTCACGCTTGTATGGGTATTCCTTAGATGGGCCAAGGAAGAATGGCAGACCAGCGATAGCGACATCGTACTGGTTGCTAGTATTCTGATAGGTAGAGCCTGAACTAGAAGGGGCACCGAGGGTTGTTGCTGCGGCTGGTTCCGCGATATGTAGATGACCGTCTAATGCCACTATTGCTCCTTAAGTCAGAAGGTTCACCAACGTTCTTGTACGTCCGTGAGCCAGTTGTGTGTATACCTGCGTGGTTGCGACACTGGTGTGGCGCATAAGTTCTTTAACAGCAATCAAATCCCCGCCTGATTTCTCAAGCATGGTGGTTGCAAAGTAATGTCTGAGGCTGTGGAAATGCTTAGCCTCTGGGCCGAGGATGCGACGCATCTCATCGGCTGCCTTCTTGGAAAATTTGTTAGGTGTAATGTCCCAAAGTTTGTCCAAGGTATTGTGGGCTTTGATTGTCTCAGCCACGATAGGGCTGACTGGGATAACCAAGTCTGTGTTGCCCTTGCCAATGACGCTGAGCATTGGACCTTCCTCAGTATCAAAGAGGTCTGCTCCACGAATCTTGGCTGCTTCCATGGCTCTTAAGCCTGCCATGCCACCCAGGATAAACCAGTCCTTGTAGGGCTGCTCAGCCTCTGCCAGTAGTTTGGCATACTCAGCCTTGGTAACAGGCTTAGGAACGCCTCTACCAGCCTTTACGTCGGGTAAATCAAGGGCTGGGTTATGACCACCCAGAAGGTTCATCTTGTTCAGATGCTTGTAGATTGAGCGCAAGCGAGAGACATAGTTAGCCTTGGTGCTCTGCTTGGTGGCTCTGAGTACAACCTGCTCTAAGTCCTGCGCTGTTGCTAGAGCAGGGTGTACCCCGATGCGACGGATAATCTGCCAGTCTGTCCGTATTACATACGGACTAAACCCACTGGCTTCATAGCGGTTCTTGAGTTGACGATAGATTTCCTCTAATGGTACTAAGTTTTCCATACCATTAGTGTACCACTTAACTCTCTGTGGAGTGTTCCAGTTACGCCTCTAGGCTGGCTAGGTAGGCTTGATAATCCGAGTTGGCTGGGTCGGTTGGAATCCAAGCCCCATCAGAACGAAGGACTACATCTGTGCGAGGCTGACCTTCTAGGTCATTTGGGATTGTGTAGGTGAATGTCATTCTATAACTCCGAACTTGCTGTGAAATGCCAAGTGGCGTTTATATTGCTAGAGCCTTGAGTCCAAACTACAAAAGCAGAGGTTGTTCCGATTGAACCACTACTTGCCGCTACATCTCCACCATTTGCAGCACTTGAAACATAACCTGCCGCACCTGTATCCGATGAGTACCAAGTAATAGTTGGAGTGGCTCTTTTATTTACTTTGAAATAAACAGAAAAACCAATGCTAGTAATACTGCCAAGGCTGAGATAAGCCTGTGAAGCACCAGACCTAGTTACTGTTCCTGGAGCAGTTCCTGCATCGTAAGACTTCTCGTAATAACGCTGGCAGAGGGCTAACTCTCCTTGGAGTGTGCCTGATGCGGTGGTGAATGGAGTGGCTACTGAGCCAGCCTCTAGTTGAACGCCCCAAAGGTCAATTTGAGAAGTTGTGTTTATTGG